GCCCAAGTTACCCTATCTACTTTTTTCTTGTTGCCGTGCGTCAATTCTTCAATGTGAGCGTAACAGTTCATTCTTCGCATAGCGTCCATCAGTGGACTCATAATCGCTTGCTTTGCGATACCTCGCTCAATCCCTACTGCCAGCGGCTGATACTCTTGGATGTTTTTAAGTATTCTAAGCGCAGTGTCTTCAGTTGACCAGCGACCTGTTTCAATCTTATCCACAAACCACACATTACTGTTATCAACCTTTACACACGCAATAGCGGTTTTATCTAATCGTTTATTGGTATTCTTCTTACCAATCTCATCAAAACCAGCGCAGTCTACTGCGATGTACCATGAACCTTCTTTTGGTTCTTCACCGAACTTAATCCATTCTTCTTTAAATAAACCTGAACCAGCGTTGTTAAAGGAAGACAAATACTCTTGGTTAAACGCAAAGGAACTCAGTGTCCGCTTTGCTGCCTCAATCTCTTTTGGGTCAATCGTTTCATTGTCCGCAGTGGTAAAGTGCCACGACTTCCAATCCTCGTCTGAACCCGACTGCCCTAACTGATACCACTCATAGAAGTGATTACGACCAGAAGGGGTAGAAATAAACATGGCTCTACCTTTTTTATCCGACAGCGCAGCTCGTAATACCCGTTCCCAAATCTCTGCTTTAATAAACGCTACTTCGTCCATTACTAAATACGACAAGGACACACCACGCAAAGAGTCTTGGTTGTCAGCGCCTCGAATGAGGATTTTTCTGCCGTTCACCAAGGTAATCTCTAAGTTGTTAATGTGAGCAGACTTGATTACAGGTCTCCCTAAATCCATTAACAAGTCCCACATAATCGTTCTTGCTTGTCCCAGCGTTGGTGCAACGTACATCACGCTAGAACCTTCAGGACAATTAAGCCCTTCAATCAATAGGGTTACTGCTGACAGTCTAGACTTACCACAACGACGACCAGCAGCGATAACCTTAAAGCGAGTAGTGTCTTTAAACACTTTTTGTTGCCATTGCAACAGTTGGAAATTCAGTTCACTCATCGATGTCCCGTATTACAACATCGCTAATCTCCGCATTAATCTCCGCATCGTTGTCGATGACTTCCATGCTGGGACTATTGATGCCTGTAATGTTAATGCTAATCTGCGGAGTACCACCACCACTCTTAGCCTCGAAGCTGGACAGTGGTAACAACCTCTCACCACAGAACTTGAGCATCGCACCCTGAGCAGGATGACCGTCAGCAAGTGCTGTCTCAATAATCTTGGTAATCACACTGTCACCCGCCGTAGCCAGTAACCTTGCTTTAAATTCTGCAATCCTTGCTGCATCGCCGGGTGGTCTACCCAACACCCCGGGATTCTTCTTCTTGGCGATAGCCGCCTTAGTTGGACGACCACGCTTCGGCTTACCATCGACAACCTCACGTCGTTTAATCTTTGGTCGCTTATGCTTTACGACATTCTCACCTTGCGGTAGCGCATCTTCAATTACAACTTGTTTTTCAATTTCCGACATGAAGTCTTTTATCCTTTTAGGAAGACAAAAATTTAAGTAGTCCTACTAATACTATAGAGCGCTATCGGTAGATTGTTTCTCGCTATCGATAAGGGGAATGACTATCGTCTGTTATTCCCCTATTTCATCGTGGGCTATAATACTCCGCCCGTAGGGGACTGACCTGATTCCGTTATAGTGTGCTTTGAACTTGTAAGGCGATAATAGCACATTTTCAGAGATTTGTCAAGGATTATTTTATTGACCCTACTACTATAGCGACCTTCGGTAGCGCAGAAGACAGCGGGGCTATGACAGCAATACAGGTCTCCGCAGACCTCCTACGGAGTGAGCATTTTCCAACACAGACAATACCGTCTATTTTACTCTTTTATTTCAGAGACTTACATTGCAGTGCAATATAGTTCTATTTTACCTTTTTGTATGCCTGTGTTGCTCCGCCATTATAAATAACATTAGTCTAACCCATCCCCCCTATGTAAGTAAGTACTCACTAACAATGATATTGTCATGTTGCAGGGTAGTTTCTTTGAAGTAGTGTTGTATTGGCACAACAGTAGTGACTCTGTCCCTGTATTGTCAGATTAGACAGTAGTTTCTTTGAAGCTGTGTTGTTTCTATACAACAGCAAGGGTGTGTTGCGGTGATGCACCTATACTGGGTATCCATACAGTACCTAAGTTAGTGACTACTTACCTATACAGTGCCACTAAGTTAGTCACCACTAACACCACAGCTCACAGGTTAGTCACCACTAACTATACAGACTACCTAGGGTTTACCCTTAGATGCCTCTAGGGCTTGAATACAGGGCTTTAGAGCCATTTTAGTCTGAGATGAGGGCTTAGTATTAACTCGCTGAGAACGCAGTTTTCTATATAAACAAAGGGCTGGCGGGCGATTTTGAATGAATAGGTAAACACTATCGACAGTCAAAGACGATTAGAAAATACAATTAGGACAATAGCGATTTATAGTATTGTAGAGGGTAAGAAGTAACCATTAACCAGTAGATAAGGAGCAATAAACCATGAAATATAGAACCGAAATAGACTTGAACAAAATGGATTCATTAGGTCGTATCATCTATTTACAATCGCTTATACTAGATGCTGCCGAGGTCATTAAAGACTTGAAAGGGTCAGCACCTACTTACGATTACATCGAGCAAACAGTAGAGCATTTAGAGCAAGCGGTAATTGATTTGAGAAAAGTAAAAGCAATCTAAACAACAAACAAGGGGATTAAAATGAAATATGAAATTATCGAATCTAAAAAATGGGTAAACACAGTCACCGGTGCGACTGCATCAATTTACGGTGCAGTGCCGTACACAAACGACAAAGACAAAGCGAACTGGTCGATTGAGATGGTTGGGTACACTATCCGGAACAACGACACCGGAACAGTCGGATTAGGTCGCAAACCGTTTAAAACCATGTACGAAGCAGTCGAGCATTTACGCAAATTAAACATCGCAAAGCACTACAATAATTTATAGTCAATCTGATGATGGGATTATTTCCCGAAACATCCGCAAGGGTGTCATTGACAACGCAATATCCTAACTTTGGAGAATTACAAAATGAGAAAAATAGAACAGCAAATGCTTACCGCAATCAATTCAAAAATGGATTGGTGTTTAGACAATACAAGGGTTGTTTACATTTCCCCAACCCTTACAAACCCATTCGGGTCAAGGTCTGATATTTACTTACACGGTAATCGTGTCGCTGAATATTGGCACGATTCTGCAACACCTTTAAAGGTCAATACAGACACTTTGCGCCGTTGGAGTACCAATACCACTAAAAGCCGCCTACGGGCTTTAGGTGCTAATGTCACCACTCGTAAGGGTGTTACTTATCTAAACAATGTCGCAATCTAATAAGGGGCTTAAAATGACTTATACATATATAGACGAATCAGATGCGGAACAGCAATACGATGATATGCTGGACGAACTATACCCAGTTGAAATAGGCGGTATGTCGTTTTGTGCTAGTAGAGTATTAAAAGAACTTGACCCAATAGCGTACAACTGCGGCTTTAGTGACTGGTTAGATGCTAATGAATTGACTATTGACGAAGAAGAAAGCGAGGCTTAACCATGACTAAAATTTTCACAGCATTAATGAGCATTGTTTTATTTGGTATTCTATCAATCGCAATGGGTTATTTTATTGCCGTTGCACTTACAGGGGCTTAAACTATGACGCAAAGTAGATTATTTATGATTCAAGACATAGTAGCGATGGGGTCATGGCATCCTGACCGCTTAGAGGTATTTGATACCATGAGCGATGAAGGTATCTATAAGCTATGGCTTGACCTTATCAATTTAACAATGACGGAGAAAACAGAATGAACAACGGAACAACACACGACCAAGAGATTACCGATTACTTAAACGGACTTTATGCTCTCTTATTGGACTCTGAAAACCCATTAGCGGATGAAATGCTGGGAATGGTTGCAGAGATTAAGGCAGGTTGGGAAGGTGATTTGGGGAGTTTCTCAGAATGAAAACACTAATAACCCTATTATCTGTAATGGTATTAATGACTGGCAATGCAATGGCAGGATGCAAACCAATTACCATCATTGCACCCGATGGCACTATGACAGTTTGCTCAGTTTGTAGCGATGGCAGGGTAATCATATGTCAATAAATACTGTCTTAATCGTATTGACTGGGTTTGTGCTATATACTCAATCCCTGCTATGGTTGTTTGACTATCTAGCAGGGCTTTAAAGGGCTGTTTTAGCCGACTTTGATGTATACTTGATGTCTAGGTATTACCTTAATAATTTAAATTGAATACAGGGGGTTTTATGCGTACTTATAGAATTATGGCTAGTTACACGGTTTATTGTCATTTAGACATTGAAGCGGAATCATTAGATGAAGCGAAAGAAATCGCCTATGAATCAGATGGCGGGGATTTTATTCAGTCTGAAAAATATGGAGATTGGAACATTGACAATGTTTTAGAGGTAAAACAAGGTGCATATACTTGCCCTAAATTTGAACCAGCGATAGAGGAATAAACTATGAGATGCCAATGTTGCAACACAGCATTAAACGATTTTGAATCAACTATGCGCCATGCTATCACTAAGCAATTTTTGGAAATGTGTGGTACTTGTTTGCGGACTGTTGATGCCTATATACCAGTACAAGTACGCAATGACCTATTGAGTGATTCAGATACGGGTAATTTAGAATCGCTTATAGACAATCTTGACGACTATGCCGAGGATGATTGCGACGAAGATATGGATGACTATTGGAATGAAAGATAGCACTAGCGTGTACACCCATATAGACCTATATAGAATCAGGGCTGTAAGGTTGTAATAGTTTTTAATCACATAGAGAAACAATCAACGATAGTCTATGTTGTTAAAGCATTATACGAAGTTTTTAAAATTGTGTCAAGTCTTTTATTTTTGTCTTAAACCATTGACTTTTTGATTGTCAATGATTACTGTAAGTTGTCTTTAATTGAAAGGGGTTTTTATGACTGAGTTAGAAGAAGCACGCTATCACTATATTTTGTCGGATATGGCGGATTTGGTCGATGAATACGGATATTCTAAGGTTATCAATGACTTAGATGAGATGATTGCTGCCAAAGTAAACCAATTACTGTACGAGGTGACTAATGTCTAATCTACGGTACGAAGTAAGGGATGAGTGGGGCGGGTTAGTAAGAAGGTTTTATACCCGTGATGAAGCAGAAACATACATTGAAATGGATAAATCACTATGGATAAAAACACTACCGAAGCCGGCGAAGATAGATGCCTTCACAAACGCTCTAAAACGCCTTGGGAACTGTTTATTTTAGTCGTGTTAGGGGTAGCCCTTATCTCAGCGTACGGTGGCTACAAAGCCGCTAAATGGGAACTAGAGCATACTGTATGCGGGAGTTATGAAAAGGGTCATGCTTACTGGCATGGCTGGTTAAGTGTAAAAGATGGTATTTCGAGATGTTTTTATGTAGAATCAGCATACCCTTGGCGGGTTCGTCATGGTGTTATACAAATAGATGGGAGATGATATGAACAATGACCAAGTAGCGTGGACTGTTTGCTTGGATTGTGGCAAAAGAGTTACAGGCGATTTTATTCATACTTGCTCACCACAGTTAAAGACACTAACAGATGAGGAAATACTGCAACAAGCATTATTTAGTTTTGGTAATGAATCAGAAAACTTTGACGATTCTTATTGGATTGGTTTTGCTAGAGCAATACTAAAGAAAGCGAGTGAGAGATGAAAGCAGGTTTTAAGTCTGATGAATATGAAATGAGTTTGCCGGAGATAGCGGACATCATGAAGTTGCACACCAGCACCGTGTACGAGATACAACAAAGCGCATTGAAAAAGATTCGCTTGTATTGCCAGTTAAACAATATTCTGTTTAACGATTTTATTGACTCATTAAGCACTATGAAAGGGAATGAAAAATGAGAAAAGAACCAAAAGGAGTAATGGCTACATTTAAAGTCACGAAGACTTACTATGTGACTGTTGAAGGATACAGCGAACAAGATGCTTGGAGTAATGCTGAGAATCTAAGCCCTTCAGAGATTAAAGAAGAAGATTTTGAGGATATGGAGATTGAACTGCATAGTGGATTTGAATATGCCAGTTTCTAAATTCGTAAAGCACCTACCGTGTGAGCATTGCGGCAGTTCAAATGCTAATGCGCTCTATGACGATGGTCATACCCATTGCTTTAAGTGTGAAACTTACACCGCAAGCAATGGTGAAACAACAACAATGAAGGCAGTTAAACCAATGAACAAGGACATACAATTTTATGACTCTGCTACTAATTCTAGTATCGCTGACCGTGGTATTACTTCGGCTACTTGCTTAACCTACGGTGTAAAACAAACCACTGGCAAACACTATTACCCATTCTATGATGCTGATGGCACACTAGCGGCAGTTAAAACCCGTGATGTTGCGAATAAGCAATTCAGCATTGCCGGGGACTTTAATGGCGCTACGCTGTTCGGACAGCAGTTATTCGCTAAAGCAGGGCGCTACTTGACTATCTGTGAAGGCGAATTAGACGCTATGGCGGCTTATCAGATGCAAGGGTCTAAATATCCTTGTGTTAGCGTTAGAAACGGTGCGGCGGCGGCTTTAAAGGACTGTAAAGCACAGTATGAATGGATTGACTCATTCGAGAACATCGTTATAGCGTTTGATGCTGACGAAGCAGGACAGAAGGCATCACAAGCAGTCGCTGAACTCTTTGGCGGCAAAGTGAAGGTAATGAAGCATAAGAAAGGATACAAAGATGCGTGCGACTATCTTAAAGATAATTCAGGCAAAGAATTTGTTGATGCTTGGTGGGGTGCTGAGTCTTATATACCTGATGGAATTGTGCAGGGTAACACCCTCTGGGACATGGTATCTGCGCCTATTGAAAAGGCTGATTGCGACTATCCGTATGACGAGCTTAATAAACTCACCTATGGAATACGGAAGGGCGAGTTGGTCATGGTTACTGCGGGAAGCGGACTGGGTAAGTCTCAATTTCTACGGGAGATTGTATGGCATATCCTTAACAAAACATCCGACAACGTTGGTCTCATGTTCCTTGAAGAAGGTGTGCGTAAAACAGCTCGTTCTCTCATGTCGCTTGCTGTGAACAAACCCATCCATTTACCTGATGTAGAAATATCGCCGGAGGAACTAAAAGATGCTTTTGATAGAACTTTGGGAAGTGACCGTATTTACCTGTTTGACCATTTTGGTAGCACTTCTTTGGAAAATATTGTCAATCGAGTGCGCTACATGGCAAAAGGTCTTGGCTGTGGTTATGTTGTGCTGGACCACATTAGTATTATCATTAGCGGCGGTGATGTTGGCGATGAACGGAAAGCTCTCGATGCTATTATGACGAAGCTCCGTATGCTGGTTCAAGAGACTGGTATATCGTTAATCTGCGTTAGTCATTTGAAACGTCCAAGCGATAAAGGTCATGAGGAGGGAGCCTCTACATCCTTGGCACAGTTGCGTGGTTCAGGGGCTATTGCACAGTTATCTGACATCGTAATCGGTTTAGAACGCAACGGACAGGCGCTTGACCCGATTGAACGCAACACCACGAATGTTAGGGTTTTAAAAAATCGTTATTCGGGCTTTACAGGCAATGCCGGAAGTATTCTTTACAACGGAAGTACTGGTCGTATGCTTGAGATTAAAGATACTTTATAAATATGTTGACATTTTCCTTGACTTGTGTTATCATAATAAGTGGTCAAAGAAAGGACACCTATGTTTAAGTTTACCTGTAAAGTATGTAAGCACGAGCTTCCAACAAGTAAGTTCTCTGTTAGCACCAAAGTCAATAAAGCAGGAGAGTCTAAGGATTATGTTGACTCTACCTGCATGGTGTGTAGACGACGAGCGTACTTAGCAAAACCCGGAAAGAAAGAGATACACCGACAAGGAACAAAGAACTGGTATCGTGATAATCCTGACAAAGCTAAGTCGCAGCGTCTCAAGCAGTACGGATTAGACTTAGACGGGTATAATGCTTTGCGTAAAAAGCAAAAGTATTGTTGCGCTGTTTGTCATAAACATGAAACTGAGGTTTCGCAAGGAAGGGCTAAAACAACCGCAACTGCACTTCATGTTGACCACGACCATGTTACCAACAGGGTTAGAGGACTGTTGTGTACAAATTGCAACACTATCTTGGGTAAATGCTATGATGATGTTAAAATACTAAAACAGGCTGTAAATTATTTAAAGGACACACTATGAACAACGACTTAGTAGAAAAAGCAAGGCAGTATGCCAAGACAGACGAATACTCTGTTACTCGTAACTACATAAATGCCTTATGTCTTGAGATTGATAGGCTACGCACCCTTAACCGGGATGTCTTTGGTCGTATTCAAGATAACCGTGATGTCTATGCTGATGCAGAGCGCTATCGCTGGTTAAAGAGTGCATCATGGGATATTGACCCTAAGATTGTTGCACCGTCGGTTATAGCCTGTAATGGTGATGTGTCGGAATGGCGCTGGATGATTGGTGATGAGATTGATGCCGCTGTGGACAAGTTTATTGCGGAGGGAAAATGACTGCAAATGAATTAGCTGATGAATTGGAAGACTGTGAGCCATACAATATTATGGATACCCATTTATTTAAAGCCGCCGCTACCCTGCTGCGCCAGTTTGGTCTTGCTGAAAGCATTGTTAAACAACAAGAACTGCGCATAGCAGAACTAGAAGCAGAGAATGCTGAACTTAAAGCTGCAGTTCGTAGTTTCTTTCAAGACTTTCTTGACATACGAGAAGAGTCTGATAGTGGCAGAGTGTTTGCACCTATAACAATCAGTAGCTGCAGGTGTATGATGATAGAACCTTTAGCTGAAGTGTTAGCTAAGATGCGTAAGTTATCGGGGAGTGAGAAATGAAAGACATTGAACTTAGATTTGTAGAACGAGATGAACGTAATCAAGTAGATACCTACACAGCGTTTGTTCGTAAGATAAAGGTATTGCAGTACAGAAAACTTACGTTATGTGGTTTTCAAACAGAGGGTTGGAAAAGTTGGCAGTGGTCAGACTGGCAAGATGTCCCCTTAGAGGTAGAAGAAGAATGATATGGCTTGGAAATGTCCACCACTGCACCTACCGAACTGGAACAACTTTTGGAAATGGAAAACAGAGATGGTAAAATCGCCCTGCATTGGTAAATGCACCTACGACATCACAATTATGAGCTGCAACGATTGTGGTAGAAACAAAGAAGAGATTAGTACTTGGTACAAGATGACCGATGAACAGAAGTTAAAAGTATTAGAGCGTATTGAAACTGAAAGGTGTAAAGGAAAATGAGTAAGAATGTAAAAGTAGATGGTTTTGTATGGATTGCTGAGAATGGTGCAGTGGACTACGGCTTCTTCTTTGGTGATGCCGATGAGCCAGTGCAGTTCACAACTACACTCAAGCATCTCATTCGGGATACGCTGGAAGCCTACAAGGTGTTAGGCACTGATGTTGTAGCTGATTACCATGTTGAAGATTGTCAGCAACTAATTAAGGCACTCAGCAATGCACAGAAGATGATTGAACACGAACTGAAAAGGATTGAAACAAATGAATAAACCTATTGTACAAATCGGTAATCGAGTGGTGAACCTAAACAATGTCACTTACATCATTGACAGAACTGTTCATTTTAATGACGGTACAACATGGACTGCACTAGAGCCGGAGTTGCAAGAACTGTTTGCTGCAATGTTTGAAACCGTTAGAGAAGAAACTGTAACTGTCGTTGAAGAACCGCTAGTCATTAAAAAGAAAGTAGTTAAGAAGAAATGAAACAACATAAATATTCCGAGTTAATTAAAGCATGGGCTGACGGGGCAGTCATCGAAAGTAGAAGTCTGTGGTGTGTCAACTCTGAGTGGAAAACTACAACAAACCCTCAATGGCGTGATAATTTGTATGAATATCGCATCAAACCTGAGAAAAAGCCAAATTACTATACAAAGCATATCGCTTACAAAGCACGCATATATAGCGAAGGAGATGTACACCCACCAACACAGCCTAATTTAAAACTGTGTTTTGACGGTGAAACAGGCGAACTTAAATCAGCAGAGGTGATTCGTTGAAATGGACAGGCACTGTCCTCTGTCTGATTGGTATAGGACTGACCAGCCTAAACATCTTCCCATTAAACCTCTGGTTTGGTTTGATTGGTAGTGGATTATGGGCTTGGTCAGGTGTTCAGCAGAAGGACTATGCCTTGTTTACCGTTGAGTTTGTAGCAGTAGCGATGTACTTAGGAGGCTTGATAAAATTATGCTTATGAACAACGACAAACGATTCGACCTTGACTTACAGTACGGACAAGTATTTGAGAAGAAGGTTGCTGATATGTTGCAACACAGCAAGATAGAAGTAAAGACTGAGCGAGAGAAGTGGAAGTCCACAGGCAACATTGTCATCGAGTTTGAGAGCCGTGGTAAGCCTAGCGGCATCGCTACCACTGAAGCAGAGTACTGGTTTCATAACCTTGCTCTAGGTAATGATATTGTGATGACATTGGTAATCCCGACTAAAATACTCAGGAATTACATTGCACAGACAATGCCAAGGGTGGTGAGCGGTGGTGATAACAACACTTCACGATTGTATTTGCTTAATTTGCAAAGTTTAGTTAAAATGATTAACGTATGCGCATAATACTTGACATCGAAACCAACAGCACCCACGATAAAATCTGGTGTGTTGTGTGTCGTGACATTGACAAAGATGTTGTCTCTACCTTTGTGCAGCCAACTGCACTGCAAGACTTTATAAATAACTGCGACAGTATTGTCACGCACAACGGCATATTCTTTGATTTCCCTGTACTAAAGAAGGTTTGGGGAATTACTGTCAAAAAGTCACAGCTAGTAGATACGCTAGTGTTGTCACGACTGTATAACCCATCGTTAGAAGATGGACACTCGCTAGAGGCTTGGGGTAATCGTTTAGGACACTACAAAGCACCTTATAAAAAGATATGGTCTTGGCTTACAGGAAAGTCTTTAATTGGTGAAGATGAAAACGGTAAAAAAGTTGACAAAAGTAATTTAGCGTTTGACGAGCCTGTTATGTCAGCGCTATTGTGGTACTGTGTTCAAGACACAAAAGTAACAGCAGAACTTTACAAACATTTAACTAAGGAAATGAACAATGACTTCTCGCAAGAAAGCATCGACCTCGAACACCAAGTCGCAATCATCATCGCCGAGCAAGAACGCAACGGCTTTAAACTCAATCAGGCATCAGCTTTATCTCTCTTGGCTGAACTTAAAACTAAGCTGGATATTATTCAAGTTGAAATGGAAACCCTCTTTCCGCCAGTCGTCATCAGTGGCAGAACACATGGCACAAGTGGGAAGCCGCTCAACGACATCGTCACGCCGTTCAACCCCGGCAGCCGCCAGCAAATTGCAAAGCGACTTCAAGAAAAGGGTTGGAAACCCAAAAAGCGTACCGAAAAAGGTAGCGTCATCGTCGACGAAGAAGTCCTCGCCAGTCTCGACTACCCGGAAGC